GTGGCACGCTCCCGTGAGGGAGCGTGCTGACAGCAGCACTGACCGGAAGGTGGTTTTTGCGTAGAAAAATCGTGCCTGATCTCGAAGCTCCACGGGGGAGCGTAGCGACCGAGTGGAGCGAGAATGCAGTATGTAGCTTGTGCTGTTTCTACCAAGCTACGCATACCGGGCCTGTGGCACGCTCCCGTGAGGGAGCGTGCTGACAGCAGCACTGACCGGAAGGTGGTTTTTGCGTAGAAAAATCGTGCCTGATCTCGAAGCTCCACGGGGGAGCGTAGCGACCGAGTGGAGCGAGAATGCGAGTGGATAAAATTATAAATGCTCATCAGCAGCAAGCTACACACGAAGTAACCCTAAAAAAAAGCTGTGGCTTGTGCTGGTAAAGCTTGCGTTTGTGCTGTTTCTACCAAACTGCTTGGATTGCGCACCCGTTTTGCACTCCCTTGGGGGTGCACAACGGGCACACTGAACTGCTTGTGCTGCTTCGTTAAAACTACACCAACTGCGCGCCAGGATGCTGATAATAGGCGTAACAACACATGTCAACTGCAAGCTGAACCGAATATTAAAATGGTTTTTTATCCTGGCAAGAAATCTCAGGCTTAAACTGGCAGTCCAGCGGCGTGACTTTTGCTTTTCTGCAAAAGGCATGAACGCCAACACAGAACGAGCAAGCTGAACATGATGAACCTAACCAAAATCAAAATGGTTTTTTATCCTGGCGAGAATTTGCAATTTACAAATGGCAGTTCAGTGGCGTGGCCTGTGCTTTTTCTGCACAGGGCATGATCACCAGCTATCCATGGCCAAGATTCCTTAAATTTGCCTTAAATCTGCCTTAAATCTGCCTTAAATCTGCCTTAAATTTGCCTTAAATCTGCCTAATCTGCCTAATCTGCCTTAAATCTGCCTTAAATCTGCCTTAAATCTGCCTAATCTGCCTTAAATCTGTCTCCCCAATTATCAATCTCACAATGAATTTAAAATTCTCGACAGCATCGATTTGAATTCTACCTTATTATAATCACCCAACTTAAATGTCTGCGTTCCATCTTCTACAATATTCTGGAGTTCATCCATAAATTCAAAATTGATTGAAATTTCAATCCTATCTTCTACCCATTCATCAACAATATGCAAATAAGCATTGTAAGTATTATACTTTACAGGAATATTTAAATTATGTGATGGAAAGTTTGGTGCAAATTCAATTGTTCTTTCAATATTTACTTTCATAAATTCATTTCCTTTCCAATATATTGCAACACCACAACATATTGTGGTATAAAAAAAACAACATACTACATATAGTATCAACAAATAAAAAAAGGTACTTTTCAACATCTCGCAATACCTAACGGTGTCCAACCCGCTTCGCGTCCCTCGTTTTTCAAAAATATGCAATGCAAACAGGCAGATAGCTCCAATCTCGTCATGGTCTGCATTCTCCACACGGCCTAAATCCATACTTTATCGCTACGTCACTACCAGGGAAAATCACTGTGCAATTTTTGCAGTCATAAAATCTGCATTTTGATGAATGGAATACCATGGACTTGCTGTTGCCATGATATGCACCAGCGTTTTGGGTGGCGTTGGTTGTTGTAGTCGGAGCCGTCTTTGGTGGTCCATGCCGGAATTCCCACGGCGGTATGTGGTTCTGCGTCGACCACAATCCGATCTTTCCGCTTCTGGCTTCCTCCTGGTATTGTTTCCACTGAGAACATAATGATGCTTTACAGTATTGGCCATAAAGCCATGCCATGCCATTCTTCACCAATTCTTCATTCAGACATTTCCCATCGACATTAACTATCCCAACCGTGCGGCCATACCTGTCCGTGTCCATAACTTTGACTTCAATCGTTTTCCCGAATACCAGATCAGACGTTAACTGCTTTGCCTTCTGTCCATAATCCTGATGGCTTTCAGGACAATCCACGCCATAAATCCTTATTTTGTGCTGTGTCATGTTCCCATCCAGTATCGTAATTGTGTCTCCATCAGAAATAGAGACGACTTTTCCAGATATTATATAACCAGCATGTACGATACCAATCCAAAAAGTTAAAACAAAAACGATTAAACGACCGGCAGTTTTCATCTATCCCCCCTATTAAAAATCATTAATTTATAAATTAACGGAACACTGTACCGCTACCCCTTGTGTTATACTATATACTCATATACTCTATATGGTATTATGCCAACAATATCTGAATTAACCACATCTCTGACTTCCGTTGAACTCGCCATAAGCAAACTGATGCTCGGGGAACGAGTCGTGCGCGTTTCCAATGGTGACCGCATGGTTGAATATGGTCAGTCAAGTCTTATCGAACTACAGGCATACAAGTCAAGCCTTACAACGTCTTTGAATTTATTAAACCGCAGGCCGCGTTACTGCCGCATATCAACCAGTAAAGGGGTGTAATGTCTTTTCTGAGAATACTTGACAGTAAGGGCCGCAAAATTGATATGCGATCTTCCCCACCTTTCGAAGGCGCAGGGAATGGCAGGCGATTGTCAAATTGGGGCACGTCATCCGCAGGTCCTAATGCAACAATTTATTCATCACTATCTCTTCTGCGGTCTCGTTCTCGTGAGTTATCTCGTAATGATCCTCAGATATGTGGCGCGATTGATTGCCTGGTCTCCAACATCGTTGGGACAGGTATCTCTCCCCGATGGCAATTGACTGATTCCAAACTCAAAAAGAGAATACAACAACTCTGGTCTGACTGGACACAGGAAGCTGACGCAGGTGGTTTCCTTGATTTTTATGGATTACAGTCTCTTATAGCCCGGTCAATTATCGAATCCGGAGAAGTTCTTATCCGGTTTTGTCCAAAGCGGTCTGGGGGTCTTTTGGTTCCTCTTCAATTGCAAATACTTGAGGCTGATCACCTTGATGAAACTTACAACACCATCGCTCCAAACGGTAACGAAATACGCATGGGCATAGAGTTTGATAAATCAGGTAAACGTGTCGCCTACTGGATATTTAAAGAACATCCAGGCGAAGTATTCATGACTCTCAAGGATCAGTTCGACAGGGTTCGGATCCCAGCATCGGAGATACTTCATGTTTTTCACCCACTTCGTCCAGGACAACAACGAGGTCGCCCATGGCTTGCATCCCTTATATTGACAATGCACGAACTTAATCAATTCAACGATGCAGAATTGGTACGCAAGAAGACTGCTGCCATGTTTGGTGGTTTTATCACACAGCCAGCAGAGGATTTAAATGCAGTACCGTTCTTTGGTAGTGACGATGGCACCGATGATACAGGTGCTCTTCAAATACAGATGGAACCCGGTACATTCCCATCACTTCCTCCTGGTTACAACGTGACATTTTCACAACCAGCAGATGTCGGCGGTAATTACGGGTCTTTCATCAAACACCAAGAACAACGTGCTGCTCGTGGCATCGGCGGCTTAACTTACGAGAAATTCACCGGAGATCTGTCCGGAGTGACTTATTCCTCTATCCGTGCCGGCAATCTCGAATTTCAACGGCAATGCAAGCAGTTTATTTTCAATGTCATGGCATATCAGATATGCAGACCGGTTGCCAAGTATTGGCTTTCTCAGGTCGAGTTATCAAATGCCATGCGGTTACCGGGATACACAAAAGACCCAAAATCATACATGAGGATCAAATGGACAATCGACGGCTGGCCATGGGTCGATCCATTGAAAGACTTAAAGGCATCATCTGGCCTTGTTCGATCCGGGTTTTCTTCACGGACACAGGAAGTTGCTGAACGAGGAATAGACGTGGAGGCGCTCGAAGAAGAAATCCAGGCAGATAACGAACGTGCTGACAAGTTAGGTCTGGTATTTGATTCTGACTCAAGGCCACAAAATGGAGGGAATATTGGAAATACCAACAAGACTTTTTAATTCAGCATTGATGGTTGCGCCACAATCAGTCAACGAAATTCTGTCAGTTAAAGCGACTGGATCAAAACCGCCACCGCCCGATACAGAAAAAAAACACGTCAACGATGTTCAAGCTTACGCTGATTCTGGCATTGTAGTTTTACGATCTGACAATGGATACGCAATAACAGGTGACGTCGCAGTTTTGGAGATCTCAGGCGGTCTTACTTATCGAGCTTATGAATGGTGGATTACATCATATCTTGATATCCGTGACACTTTTCGTGCTGCTTTATCCGATGAACGAGTCAAAAGCATCTTATTGCTTATTGATTCACCTGGCGGAGAAGTCGCCGGTTTGTTTGATCTTGCAGAAGAAATTTATAAATCCAGAGAGATTAAACCAATTATAGCCGTGGCCGCAGAATCCGCTTATTCCGCTGCTTATGCAATCGCTTCCGCTGCAAGCGAGATTTATCTTTCTGACACTGCTTCCGTTGGATCAGTTGGCGTGATAGCAATTCACATTAACCAAGCTGATTTTGATAAGAAAATCGGAGTTGAATACACAACCATCTTCGCCGGTGGGCACAAGAATGATTTCAGTCCGCACGAATCATTGAAGCCAGAATGCAAAGGAATATTACAGGCACACGTTGATAAGCTTTACGACAAATTCACTGCTGTCGTTGCTCGCAACAGGAACATGTCACAGGAAGCAGTTGTGGCGACACAGGCAGGGTTCTTCATGGGTAAGGAAGCAGTTGATATTGGTTTTGCGGACGGCATTCTATCCATAGATAATATCGTTAAAAATATGATTTTAAAAACTGGAGGCGTTAGCATGAATCTTAACGAAGTAAAGGAAGTCGTCACACAGGCAATAGCCGACAATATGGATGAAGTTAAAAAGATACTTACCGAACAAAGTCTTTTGCTTTCTCGTATTGAATCACTTTTACCCCAAGGAACCTTTGCTGAAAGTACTGCTGTCGGTGTCCCTCCGGCTGATTTGCAAAATCGAGCAACATTTGGTGGTTTTATCGTAGATCCGATAGAACCAGAGCAAGCTACAGAAGCCACTGTCGAACAGATACTTGCTGCACAAAAAGCTGAACAAGTAACGGCGATAACCGACATTGTTGATTTGTGCGAGTCTATGGGAATGCCAGCGCTCGCAGGAACCATGATTCGTGATGGTTTGTCTCTTGATCAGGCAAAACAGGTTATCCTCGATGCAAAGGCCAAAGTATCAGAACAGGTAACGATTGTATCAACAGTCGGCGCACTTGCGACCACAGACGCCAATCCACTTATGGAAGATGCAAAGAAACGAGCAGAGTCCATTTTAAAGAATAAATAATAGGAGGATCAACATGTCAATCGTATTAACAGAATCAAATTATCTTAACGATCTGCTCAAATGGGAAATGGAGAATTATCAATCCCGCGAGCAAGTCACCGTGTTATCTGGTCAGGACCTCGCAATGGGTTCGGTGATTGGCAAGATAGCGCTCGCCACTCCCACGACTGGAGTTGCTGGGTCGAACACTGGTGGTGGAACAATGACCGGAGTAACTGGTGGTGTTCGAACCACACTTGGTGCATACCTTGCCACACTGGTTGACGCATCTGTTGGTACTCCTGCCACACCTGCCACCGCCGCAGCCTGGGCGCACAATACTGGCTCTGGTGCAATGGGTACCATTGTTGTTGGAGCAACCGCAAAAATCGGAGTTTACACTCTTGAGTTTGAAAAAGCAGTCACAAACAAAGGCGCTTTTGTTGTTCGGTATCCCGATGGGTCATATTGCGGACAAGGTGAAGCAACCGTAGAGTTCATCGGCGGCGGACTTACTTTTACAATTGCAGATGCAACAGATTATATCGTTGGCGATGGTTTTAACATCACCGTAGCCCCGGCCACTACCGGTGCAGGCGCAAAATGGGACGTAAAAGCTCCGACAGGAATTAAGCTTGCCGACCAGGCTGTAACTGGAACTGGTTATACGTCCGATTACATCAACTTCACAATCAACGATTCAGGTACCAACTTTGCTGTTGGTGATACATTCACAGTAACCGTCGCCGCTGGTTCTGGCAAAGTCAAAGAACTTAATCTCAGTGGTGTTGATGGCTCTCAGGATGCCTATGGCTTGATGGTATCCGGAGCAGACACAACCGATACGACACAGCGTTACATCGCTTATACTTCTGGTGGCGTTCTTTCGTTGTTGGCAGGCGAAACACTCACTGGCGCAACCAGTGCCGCCACCGCGCAGGTAGTATCGTTCACCATTACATCAGGAACCTTCGCAGGCGGAGACGCTGCCGGTGTTCTCGTAGTTGATTCCCAGGTTGGTACTTTCCAATCAGAAAATCTTGATAGCGCAAATCAGTTGAATATCTGCACCATCGGAGCGAATACCGCTGTTTATTACCCAGACAGGGAAGCAGTTGCAATCGTCCGTGACGCACAGATTGTAGCTGATTATCTAACATGGCCTACAGGTGCTTCCGCTGCGCAAATCGCCGCTGCGCTTGTTCAGCTTCGCAATAACGGCATCGTCGAAAGAACCGATGTTTAATCAAAGGAGTGTGATAAAATGATACTTAACCCTTTTGAAACAGATGCGTTTAATCTTGTTTCGCTTTCGAACGCAATCAATATCCTGCCTAATACCTACGGTCGGCTGAGAGAGCTTGGTATTTTCACCGACAAAGGCATAACAACCCGCGTCGCACTCGTCGAGGAACAAAACGGCGTTCTCAATTTGCTTTCAACCCAGCCTGTCGGGTCTCCCGAACAACAGAACCGAATGGGCAAACGCAAGGTCAGAGCGTTCGCGGTACCCCACATTCCCCTTGGTGACGTTATTCTTGCATCTGAATTTGAATCTGTCCGTCAATTCGGTACAGATAATCAGGTACAGACGCTCGCAAGTGTCATGAACAACCATATGCAAGCCGCCAAGGATAAGTACGCAATCACCCTCGAATATCTCAGAATGGGCGCATTGAAGGGGATCATCCTGGATGCAGACGGGTCCCTTCTGTATAATCTTTACACTGAATTTGGAATCGATCAGAAATACGTCGATTTCGATCTGTCCACAACCACCACAGATGTCCGTGGCAAGTGTATGCAGGTGCTTCGTCTCATGGAGGATAATCTCATGGGTGAAGTAATGACCATGCCCAGAGCGCTTGTATCAGCCAGTTTCTTCGATGCGCTCACCAGCCATACAACCGTTAAGGCTACTTTTGATAACACCATCCTTGCAGCGCAGGCCATGGGTGGCGATATTAGAAAGGGTTTTGCTTATGGCGGTATTATGTTTGAAGAATACCGTGGGACGGCGACCGACGCTACCGGAACTGCAAGAAAATTCATCGCAGACGGAGAAGGCCATTGCTATCCGCAGGGCACCATGAATACCTTCAAAACCATTTACGCACCGGCTGACTT